TTGGCCCACTGCGCGTGACTCTTGATGCGCTTCCAACTCGCATCCCCTTTGCTCTGCCCTATGTAGGAATGCCCGTCAACCTGTGTGTTGATGTTGAGTATCGTGGGGTACCTGAACACGGTGTAGCAGTCGTCCTCCTGGATGTCCTCCTCGTAGTCCAGATAGACGTGCTGGTAGTAGATCTCGTGGATGTTGTTCTGCGTGAGGTACATCTCTTTGATGCACACTGCCCGGGCCGTTGCGAGGACGGACTCCATGAACTTGACATCGGTAAGGCCCTCTGCCGTGAACACGCCTCCACTGAGGGACGCCTGAAGTATCTCTATACACTCTTTGAGTTTCATCTTTTCAAAGGTATTTCAGGTGTTGTTGAATTGGGAAGCAGCGAATAAGTCCATGCAATGTTGAACTGAGACCTCTTGTCGTGCATTATTTGATAGATGCACCCGTCTTTTTGTCCGTTAAAATTTTTGCAATAAGACATTCCTGAAAACTTACAATAGACCCTTCTTTTGGAGAACTTGTTTTTAAGTTCGTCAAGGTCAGTGACGACATACATCCTGTAAGTTGAATCGTGAATAGGCAGAACAATCACTCTTTTTGCCTGATTCTTGTTGAAGCCCATGTACTTTACAACGTCTTTTGGGGTTGCGTCTATGCCAATATCATCAATCCATTCTTGATGCCCTACTGGTGAAACAGCTAACTTACCACCTCCAAGAAACCTTGTTGTGTCGAAGACCCTTCTGAAAAAAGAATCTTCAAACACGTCAACGTCTTTAGCTACATGCTCATAGAGAAACCTTACCACCATGTCGTAAAGAAGATTCGTAGCTACAAAGCCATCTAAATCTACTTCGATTATTTTGGACAACTCCTCCTTGTTAAAGACTCCCTCTCGGCACATTGTCAGGATTGCCTCTGCAATATCCGCCTCGGTCACCCATCTGTATTTATACTCAAATCCCCTCGGGCCCGAATCTCGCAGTATCACCTCGAGCACATCTGATGCCTTTTTTTTCACCGACTCCTCGTGGAACGATTTCAGATAGAATCTGTAAGCAAGTTTTGAGTCTTTGTCTTTGAACAAGTACATGTTGGGATTGATTTAGGTTAAGGATTGATTTGCGTCATTGCCACCTCTGCCTGTGCCACTTGAAGTTCCCTCATCTGCAACAGGAAGATGTTGACGGCCTCATCCTTTATCCGCATGAGGTACTTGAAGGTGTAGTACAGTTCAAGGTCTATGTCGGTGTTCAGCACATCCATGGTCACGGGAGGCTGCTTCATGTAGTCCACCTCGACATTCTCGCAGACCCTGCTTTTGGGATACAGGTTTATGCCGTTCTCGGAGATCCCGAACTTGGGTGTCCACTCGTCACTGTTCTGTGTGCTGTATGAGATCCTCGCATCGGGCCTCAGCACGGTGGCCTGTTCCTTTACAACGAGAACTGCTTGCCCAGACCCCTGATAGGTTCCCGACAGGACTGCGGGGACGGACAGGGCCTCATCCGTGTAGAGGTAGTAGGACACCCTGTTGCGGAACTTACAGTAGAAGTCCCCGTTGAGGCCCACGACACCGAGGCCGCCTGTTACCCGAATGAGGGAATCCTCACGGATGAAGTTCGGACGATTGAATTTCAGGTAAGGAGTTGCACCGATAACCACGTCCTCAATGCTCATTCGCTCCTTTGCGATGAATGTCGGGCGAATCGCCAACGGGTGTACCATGTCGGGTATCATGTACGATGTCGTCACGCTGCCCGTTCCCGTGGCCCACGCACCTGTCTGTGCGGGGACTGCTATCGTGAACTGAGTAGGAGTGACAATGGATGCCACAACGTACTGCCCATCAATGCCCGGGGCAAATCCCTGCACGGAGGCCACGGTGACAGCGTCACCGACAAGGAGTGAGTGAGGGGCGTCCACTGTGATGTTGGCAATGGTACCGACAACAGTAAGCGCGGTGACCCTGAACGGAAGCGTCCTGAACCTGTTGGCCCTAACAGGGATAGACCTATCAAGTACCGTCAGAGGGGATAGCTCATCCGAGGTCTTCTGCGTCTTGTTCGTGGAGTAGTGCTTTTCAGCGACCTTTATCTCGGCCTCGCGCAACAGGTCGTTGGCGCGGGGTTCGTTCATGTATCCCGAGTAGGCTTGGTCGATGCCGTCCTGTAGGAAGTTGTAGAGGTCTGCTCCTGTGGTCATTGCTTCGGGATGCCGTTAGGAAGGCAAAGATACTATTTGCTGAACATCAGTTCACCGTTTCGTTATCCCCTCCAAGGGCCTTTGCTACAGTATCCGATTCAAGGGCCTCCGTGATGCCCTCCTCCCTGAGTTTTCTTCTGAACTCATTCATCTTCGGGACAGCCTCATCGAGGAACAGTTCCTTGACCACCAACGGGGCCGCATTGTAAGCCTTCCCAAGCTCTGCCAAGTAATAGGTCACGTCCTCAGCTGTCAACTCGGACTCCTTGACAGACCTTTGTTTGAAGCCTCTTCCTGTCCACACTTTCCTGCTGTAAACCCTTTCGTTGCTCATGCGCTGATTTATTTGAATGCCACAAAAGTAACTCCTTCATCCGTATAAAAAAACAGGTTTCATGTGTTTGAGGTAAATTTTTTCTATGTACATTTGCGGGGTCAATAGTTTTCAATCACAGCATGGCAAAATACACGACAAAGCACGAGGGCAAGGGTTTCCCCCTTCTGAATGACGGAAAGGAGACCGGGTGGATGACCACTCGGGAGTACATTGATGCCCTCGCGAAGAAAGGCATTGAGATGACCCCGCAAGCGGTGTACTACCGAAGGAAGCCTCATATAGGCATCCTCGAACAGAAGATTCAGCACGGGGTCATCCTTGTCAGGGAAAGAACCTTAAAGAAAGGGACCCGCGTTTATGACAGGTACTTCCGAACGCACACCTGCCCGTAACCCGATTCGATGAATCTGACAAGGCGGCCAGTTCGAGGGATACTTGTCGCCTGTTCAATTAAAACAACTTTTTTAATGCCTTGTAAGGAATGCAGTCTGCTGTCGATTTTGAAAAGCCACCTGTGAAGTATGTTCCGAGAGATTATCAGGAGGCGGGCATCGTTTCTGGGTTGGATTTTTTCAGCAGAAGTTCGGGGCCGAATGAGATTCAGGTGCATCCCACAGGGTCGGGCAAGAGCTTGATAATAGCGGGTATTGCAGAGAGGTTAAAAGAGCCGACTCTCATCCTGCAACCCTCCAAGGAGATTCTTCAACAGAACTACGAGAAGTTCACCTCCTATGGTGGTCATGCGGGGGTGTACTCTGCGTCTGTCGGCAGGAAGGACCTTGGCGTGGTCACGTTCGCGTCCATCCAAAGTATCATGGCGAAGGACAGGAATGGGATGCAGCGATCGATGCAGCACTTTCTTCATTATAGGAACATCATCATAGACGAGTCTCATCTAATGTCGGACCCGAAAGGATGCCAACTGAAGGATTTTCTTGACGCTTTGAACCATCCGAGGGTTCTCGGGTTGACGGCTACTCCATTCAGGCTATACCCGCACACAAGCAGGGACGGCAACAGGGACTCCATGTTGAAGTTCCTCACAAGGACGTCTCCGAGGATATTCGGCAAGGTCGGATACCATGTCCAGATTTCTGATTTGAAAGAAAGGGGGTACCTTGCTAACTGCCGGTACTTCGATGTCCGCAGCCAACTCAGTCACGGGTTCGACAGGAATGCCTTGAAGGTGAACTCCACGGGGGCGGACTACGATGAAGCGGCCTTGCAGAGGTACTACGACACGATTGACTTCAAGACTGACATCGTGAAGCTCATCCGCAGGATCAATGCTACGGGGAAACAGGTGCTGTGCTTCATGTCGTCTGTCGCTGACGCGGAGTTCGTGTCGAGGGAACTTGGTAACAGTGCCACGGTGACGGGAAAAACGAGCAAGGCCGAGAGGAGCAAGGCTGAAAAGGATTTCAAGAGCGGGAAACTTCGGAGTGTTGTGAATTGTTCCGTTTGGGATGTAGGCTTCGACTATCCTGCGTTAAAGGTTGTCTTAATAGCGAGGCCGATGCGATCCCTTGCAAAGTATTATCAGCAGACAGGTCGTGCTATACGCCCATACAAGAATCAAGACGCATGGATTGTTGACGCCTGCGGCAATCTTGGCGTTTTCGGACGCATAGAGGATTTGAGAGTTGAGTTCGACCCAAAGAACGGGCTTCCAATGATAACGGGTTCTGGGGGCAGGATTCTTACGGGTGTACCTCTAAAAGAACAGGAATTTTACCACGGAGAAACATTGAGATAGAAAGCCATGACATTCGAGAAATTCCTACAAGAGTCCTGCGGAGCGACATACCCACTTAGGGACCTATTGAACAACCTGACCGATGAACAGATAGAGGAGGCTGTTCAGGAGTATAAGGGGTTGGACTTTGTGAGGCAATGCGGGTGCTGCGAAGAGGAGACCATGCACAGGGTCATCTATGCGTGTAATGAGTGTGAGAAATACATGTGAAAAGCCATGATAAGGAGAAAAAGCAAAGGCCCTGTAACGAGCAAGAAGACGTTTGTTGATGGCATAAAATTCCAGTCTGGTCTTGAGGCGTACACATACAAGAGGCTCAAAGAGTCGGGTGTTCCCTTCGAGTATGAGCAAAGGTCGTTCACTATTATTGAAGGATTCACTGCAACGGTGTCCTCGTGGGAGTCTCTTCGTAAGAAGTTCATTCCGAGACAGGACAGGATACGCCCTATCACATACAAGCCTGACTTCACTTGCCCTGATATGACTTGGGTGATAGAGGTAAAGGGGCGGGCCAATGAATTGTTCCCTATGAGGTGGAAACTGTTCAAGAGGCACTTGAAGGTCACCGACCAACATCCTGAATTGTTCCTTCCGAGCAACATGAAAGAGGTGGACATTGCAGTGAAATGGATAGCAGACAACAAGCAATGAACGGCCTCCAACCCAAACGGAAACTCTGCTCAGGGTGCAATCAGATGACCTACATCTGGAAGGCCAACCCGCCCCGCTGCAAGGACTGCTGCGGACGCGAGAAGGAGGCCTCCTTGAAGGGGGGGCCGAGCCTTATACCCCGCGCAGCGGCCCTGAAAACGAAACCCAAGCCGAGGGTTAATGGGAAACCCCTGCACACGGCCATCTACATGGCGGCATTCGGATACGGGGACACTGACTTCATTCCCTCCGAGATGTCCGGGCAGAGGTGTCAGGACGTGCATCACATAGAGGCAAGGGGTATGGGGTCCTCAAAACTGTGCGACCGGATTGAAAACCTGATGGGGCTCACAAGGGAGGAGCATACCGAGTACGGGGACAAGACTCAGTACATGGCCATGCTCTATGCCACTCACATGGATTTTATGCAGCAGAGCGGTGTGAAGTTCGATAGGGAATGGATACTTGGACAGATTGAGAAATACACGGAGACATGAAAAACGAGGTGCATTTAATGGACTGCATGGAATTGATGCGGGGGTATCCTGATAAGTATTTCAGTCTTTGTATAGCCGACCCTCCGTATGGCATAGGTCACAGTTTATTGAGCGGACAAAAACGAGGATCAAAGTTTGTCAGAGATATTAGGCATGTTGATTGGGACGTGTTGCCATCTGACGAGGTTATTTTGGAAATGTTTAGGGTTTCAAAAAACCAAATAATTTGGGGTGGCAACTATTTTGCGCTGCCACCTACAAGATGCAACTTAATTTGGGATAAGGTGCAAGAGTTTAGCGGTGCTGACTTTGAATTAGCTTGGACATCTTTTGGTAGTTCAAGTAAGGCATTTAGAATGAGCCGCGTTGAGGCTTACACAAACGGAAAAATCCATCCTACACAAAAGCCGACTGCTTTATATGATTGGATTCTACACCACTACGCCAAGGAAGGCGACACCATCTTAGACCCTTTTGTCGGCAGCGGTTCATCCCGCATTGCAGCCCATCGCGCTGGGTTGGATTTCATCGGTGCAGAACTTGACCCTGACTATTGGGCGGCACAAGAAAAAAGATACCGCGAGTTCAAATCCCAACTCACACTGTTCTGACATGAAAAAACCACGCAAGGAATACAACATCTATCTCCCCGAGGAGATTGCCATACCGAGCATGCTTGTAGGGGTGTTCGTAGGGATATACTGCGCCTGTGAGATCTTGTCGCGGCTACCGTAACTTTATCCCCGAAGAGGGACAAGGCGCACTCCCTTCCTAAGGAGTGAGATTGGTAGATGCCCGCCCAGGCAATTTCAGCTATGATGGCCTCCTCTTCGCGCTTTTTGGTAATAGCGTTCATGTAGGGCTGATGGGCGGGAATCGGGGGTTGGCGTTCTTCCAGATAGAGCGCAAAGAGAAGGGCCACGGAAGGATGCGTTCCCCGTGGCCCTTCGGCATGTAAACGAAAAGGGTGACTGTCTAATCCTGAAGCTCTGCTTTGGCAAGTGTCAGGGCGAATCCTTGGTATCGGTGCTTCTCGCAGAGAATCTGAGCGTGGGTATAGTCGAAGTCCTTTGCGGGGATCACTTTTCCAAATTTCCTTGAAGACACCATGTTCCTTTCATGGAATAAAGGTGCCTCTTCTTCTGTCGCGTTGGTAAATGCGTAGAATCCGAACCCATCATATCCCATGATGGTCTTTTTTCTCGACCCCTCTATGTGGCCCAACCCCAATGCTTCGTAAAGCGGGGCAAACTGCCCTCCTATCCTTGGGATCAGGTCATGGTAACCTTGAGTATTGAGTGTGGTCACAAACAGATTCTCGGACTCAAACAGAGATTGAATCTCGCTGGCGCGGTTGTTTATGGCTTGCTGCTCCATGTCATTTCGCTTTGATCTCCTCCAACACGAGTTCCTCTGAGAGGAATACAGGGTTGGGAAGGTTGGCCTCTTTCAGCTTCGCGTTGTACACCTTCACAGCATCCGCAAGGGTCTTGCACTTGCCGAACATCGGGCCGGGATTCACCGCAATAGCTTTGTCCTTCGCAAGGTTCTTGATGTAGGCGATTCCCACCTGCTCATCAACAACGCCTTCAGAGACATTCTCCCCGTTGGCCTTGCGGATAACCTCTGCTGCTGCCTTCTTATCCTCCTCCATGTGTGACTTCGCACTGATGGAACTGATGAGGAACCCTCGGATGTCGTCCCTGTTCATGATGCACTCGATGGCATCATCCTCGGTCATACCGAGCCTGTCTGTTCCAGAGACGAACACTCCGCTGTTGTTTGTGATGAGTCCGTATGACCTGCCCTTCTCGAACCACTTTTTCGCATCAAGCTGCGCGGGGGACAGTCCTTTGTGGACGAACATCTCAAGGAACTTCTTGCGACTGTTGAAGTTGTTTCCTTCGATGAGTTCCTGATACAGGGCGAATTTCAGGTCCTCCTCTGAGTCGCTTGTGAGGGGGCGTTGACCGATGAGGAACAGAGCGTCACGCATCTTGGCGATGTCATCGTACATTCCGACAAGGGCTTCGTTGATGGCGATGGTTTCCATAGAGGAGTTCATCTTCGCTTTCCTTGCCTTGGTCATGTCCTGATAGAACCATGGACGGTTCGCGTTGGGGCCTACCGCTTGGTCCAATACGGGGTCCCATTGATTGGTGTCATTCATATTGAGGAACGCACCGCAGCGCTCAAGCAGGCCGACCACTTGCTTGATTTGAGTGTCGGACAGGCCGTCCTGACGCTTGATGACAACATTGGGAGACCTGCGGGTGACCTTAAGGACGAAAGATTTTAATGTGGCCGCATTTTTCCTATCCTCGTCAGTGTCGTATTTCACCGTTGTCACTCTCCACCCGTCAACAAGCACATCTACTGTTCCGTCAGGATTGGATGCTGCAAGGTTTTGGCAGATGGGGTTGTCGGTTGTACCTGTGATGACCCCATTGTAGCCGATACGAAGGATTACGTCCCGGTCATTGATGATTGATTGTTGTGATGCCATTTTGTTTTGGTAATTAAGATGATTGACTGATTACTTTGGCAAAGGTATATAAAAAAAGAGGAGAACAACTTAATGCTCTCCTCTTTCTTTGAAAGACAATCCCTATCCTTAACTGAGAAGGAGCGGGTCGAATGAGCCACCTGCCGCAAGCCAGTTGTTGACCTGCTTAAAGCGCACCAAGAGGTCGTTCGCGTTAGCAATGGAAGCGGAGTCGGCAATGAAGTACCTCTTCACGATTGGTGCGAGGTCTTTCTGTTGCTTGGACTGACCGGCTTTTTGCCCACCTGACACTACAACCTCGTGGTAAACCTCGGTGTTGTCGATGTTCACGTTGGGGTTTCCACCGCCTGTGATTGCTCTCTCAGCCAATACTGCGGCTGTTCCTGCGGCCTCTTGCGGGATGATGGACAGGTCGGTAGTGGCCGTTCCAATGGTACCTGACACAGACTCAGCAATGAACTCAACGTGGGTGTTCGCGCTGATAGCGGAAACACGCACGTATGTTCCCTCGACATCAGACTTGCCGTTAATGACATAGGCCGAGTTCCATCCGCTCAGATAAAGCGTCTGGCCAACCTCGAAGGCTGCCGTTGTGCTCTGTCCAAACTTTAAGGTGAGTCCGCTGACAACAGCGAGGTTGCCTGTGCTGATAATCGGCCGTGTTACACCTCCTGTCGTTACAAGACCTGCCGCTACGGTCAGGTTGATGCTTTGCTGAACAACACTTACAAGCGGGTAGCCTGACGCACCCTCGATTTTCACCCCTCCATTGCCGCTTGTGATGGCAGCTACAGAGATTTGAAGACCACCTTCGTCAGCAACGGCCTGAGCTGCTGCTGCAAGGGCGGTTCCAAAAGCGGATGCGTTCGGAGCGCTTGCGCCTGTCTTGTAGTGAACAGCACGAATCACCTGCACTTCGTCCACGTTCTGCACAATCCGAAAACTGTATTCGGTGTTTGCCGCAGGCGAAGCAGTGGCTGTCACATCGACAATCTGACTCGTCTCCGCTTTGTGTGGCAGTACCGAGATACTGTCCACGTCCTCGCGGATGAAGCCTTTGGTGTCCCCTGTTACGAGAACCTTGCCTTGGCCCGGTGTTGACAGGTCCGCTGCTGCGGCCTGTACTGTGTTGATTACAAAAATCTGATCCATTTTTTCTGAGTTTTTGGATGTGAGAGATTAGATGGTGGCACCGAACCATCCTGAGTACTTGCCTGTGGTCATGTTGACGCCACCGTGATACATGAACTGTATCGTGGTGCGGTCCTGCATGTCCATGGGCTGGCCGAAGTTGTCCGCAACAATGTCGGACGTGACAGGCATTCCAACAGGGAAATCACCGATACCCTTACCGACTACGGCATAGAATGGGCTCTCTCCGTAGTGGAGTCGCTGAATGGATGGAACCTCACCGCTTCCGACAGTCATAACAGGGTCTTGGTCGATGAAGTACGCCTGCCACTCCTTCTTCATACCTGTTGCACCGGGTATCTGAGTGGGCGCGGTGTCGTAGGTAGGATCTTGGAACAGACCTGGGGCGTACACCAATTCAACAGTGTGACCACCTATCTTGATCATGTCAGGATTCAGGTCGATGACACCGTTAGTAGGCTGCATAAGGGTCAGTTGCTCAGTGAACCCTACTCCGAAGTTGTTGACAATGTGAGCGTAAAGCGCACGACCGATGTACAATTTCCGAGGCTTCTGAGTGTATGACCTTTGGTTCGCCACCGTGTCGAGCCAATCTTGGAACATTGTGCGGTCAGGAAGTGTTGAGAAACCGAACACTACACCACCTCTGTTGCGGATTGCCCAATCGACACCTCCGTTCGTAGAGGTCTCGTTTGTGGGGTCAAAGGACGGGAGACCGTAGATCATGTCGTACTCGATGTCCTTCAGGAAACGCTCGAGGGTGAAATGAACTTGGGCGTCCTCCCAATACTTGCCCACGTACTTGACGCGCTCCTTGCGGAAATCAACGCGGTTGTGGTCGTTGCCCTCACGCATGGTTGTCAGGTAGTTCACCTGCCAATCTGGAACGCGCTTGATGCCTGTCACACCGGATGAGTTGGCATACGGTACGAAAATACCGCGACCGTTTACCTGCTGACCCACGACAAGGGAACCCGCAAGCTGTGCCACAGTAGCACCTGCATGAGGCTCAAGAACGATTTGGCCCGGGGTGGCCTGAACAACGCGACCTTGGAAGGCTTTGTTGTTGCCAAACATAAGGGTGTTCACGCGGATGTACTGAACGGGGTTGCCGTTGTACGGTGCAAGGTCAACGGTGACGCTTGTGGCACCTGCGGTAACCTGAGTGATGTCGGCCACGATGCGGTCGTCATCAAGGAAGCTCTCGCGGTACTCAAGTACGTCAATCGACTGAGATGCGTTGGGAATGTTCACATTGAGGGCTACGATGTCCTCAAGGAATTTGCAAGAAGACCTCGTGAGGTACTTGACTTTGCTGATGTCGTTCCAGTCAACAAGTGCTTGGACTTGAAGGTTACTGGCCAGACTTGGAATTGAAAGTGCCATTGTTTTTTGGTTTTAGGCTGTTTGCATTACTTCTTTTGGCCTCCGTTTACTTTCTGCTTGATGATCTCAGAGATTTCTTCCCTGATGTTCTTCTGCTGGGTTCTCGGAATGCCTCCCCGCGTCTTGAGTCCCGTCAGAGGCTTGCTCCGCTTGATGGCCTCTTTTCGGGTGGCCGTCTTGAGTCCTCTCTCGAACGCTGCTTGGAGCATGTCTTGAAAGTACTCCTCTCGGAGTGTCGCTTGAATGGACTTCTGAACGTCAGGTGCTCCGTCAGGGCGGGTGAAGCTGACCCCGTTCTGACGCATCTTGTTGAGCACCTTTTGGGCTACTTCCTCCGTGACCTCAACCCCATAGAAGGTTTGTCCCTTGTAGCTTCCGTTCAGCTCTTTCTCGGCTTCTTGGATAGCTTTTGCGGTGGACTCCTTCGAGGCTGTTGCCTTGGAGGTAACATTGCCTTCCAGCAGTTTGAGGTCGTTCTCCCTTGCCTGCCTCATTTGGGCTGCGAAGAGAGATACCTCCTCTTTCTTTTGGTAGGTCTTTTTCTCTTTGAACTCCTCCATGACCTCGTCAAGGTCATCGGGAGTGATGTTCGGGTCGTAGGACCTCACCTGCATCTCCTTGAGCTGCTCGGGTGAAAGGGTGTCGGGGTCGGGTGTCATCTTCCCGAGAAGGTCCATGAAGTCCTTCACCTGACCCGCTTCCTTTGCTTTGAAATAGATTTCGGCAAGGGGGTCTTCCGTAATTTTCTTGGCGCGTTCCCATTGAGGCTTGTACTCATCGGGGACAACGAACTCAGCCGCAGGCTTGGCACCTGCTTGTGCATCCTTACTCTCTGCCTTAACACCTACACCGAAGAAGTCCTCCCCGAGTTTTGGAGTGTCGTCACCGTCAGAATTGCCTTTCTCAATCTCTGCTTGAGCTATTTCGAGAAGCTCCTCATCGGTCTTTCCCTCGTTTTCTGGAAGGGCCTTCAGTTCGGTGGCCTTGTCGAGAAGCGGCTTGTAGGTCTCGATGAGCTCATTCTTTTTCGCCTCCTTTGCGGCATTTATCTCGGCTTCGAGCTGGTCCTTGGCCTTGCCTGTGTGAGCTGCCAGTACAGCGGCCTCCACCTCGGATTCCACTTCGGGTTCGAGGTCGAATTCAGGAAGCTGAACGCCAGCTTGGGCACCAGTTGGGGTACCGCCTTCGGGAGATGCTGCTGCGCCTTCCTTTTTCTCGATTACTTCTGCTGCTTCGGTTGCCATTTTCTTGCTTTTTGGTGGTTCTCTTGTAGTTGTCTTTAAGTGGCAAAAGTGCCGCCTCAAATATACAGAGAATCGAAATACGCAAGAAAATTATCGCATTGAAATACAATGCTTTACAGTGGTAAAAGAGGATACTTTACAAGGGTAAAAGAAGAGGTTTTATTCCACTTCTGTTCCTGGCATTCCTGCTTCGGAGGCGAATACCATGTCCCTTGACATGTTCATCTCCTCGCGTTTGATCTGATTGGCCTCGTGCTTGGGCGCGTTGCGGATCTGGTCTCGAAGAGCCTTGTTCTGTTCTTCGAGTTGGAACATCTGACCTTGCTGCTGCATCTGCATCTGTTGCATCTGCTGCTGCATAGCCATGTCTTCTTGTCTCATGCGCTCGGCTTTCAGTTCTTTCAGTTCGAGGGACTCTTTCAGTTTGGTCATCAACTCCTGACTTGTGCGGGCGTTCTCGATGTTGATGGCATCGAGCATTGTGAACCCTGTCTCTCTCGCGTTCTGTGCCATTGCGAGGGCATATTGCTGATACCTTGCCCTGCGCTCCTCGTCAATGAAGTCCTCCATCTCGATACGCACCTGCATGTCGATGACATTGAGGTCTTGCATGGCCTCCCAGAAATCTGCGCTTGCGTCAGAGAGAATGAGTTCCGCCTCTTCCCTGTTCTTGGGCTCCAAGAGCATTGTCTTGGCGGTATTTAATATGTCCTGCTCTATGAAGGCAAAGTGTTGGAAGAATCCCGACATGAGAGAAACGGTGCCGTTGCTGGCCTGTGCAACGGTGGCCTGCTGTGTACCTCCACCGATGTACGTCTGCTGCATCCCTCTCGTGATGTTCGATTGGGATACCACATTGTCCATGTCCGCTTTGAACTCCTTTCGCAGGGCTATGTACTGTGCCACGTTAGGGTCAAGGGTCATGTCCACTGTGTCCACCATCCTGTTGTTGTTGATGATGGGTTCCTCGGGGTCGGCCCTGTTGATGACTGTTACACCGAAGTTCTTGAGGTCTTCAATGATGTCTTTCGGAACGGCTGTATCCGCATAGAACACATACCCCTTTCCGAGGTCTCTGTCGATGTGTTCCCGAATCTTGTACTTGAACGCATCCAAGTCCTCCTGCATTTCTCTGAACCGGTCCACGGGACAGACGTTCGTTCCGAGTATCGTGTCGGGGCTGTAGATATGGATGGGCATGACCGGCCACTCAGGTCGGGCTATGTCGTAGCTGATGTTGTTGGATTCCCCGAAGTTGACAAGCACCGTGTTTCCTATCAAAGTCCCCTCGTAGATGGTCTGATAGGATGTCCCGTCATCTTCCTTTATCGTGGCGATGAAGTATCCTGTCACACAGGCTATTCTACGGGGTCCGTCCGATTCCAGCCAAGAGAATCCAGATTGGGGGACATTACCCATCACTCCGTTGAGTCCCGGCAGTGTTGCACTCCTGTTGCTGTCGAAGAGCTTCTTGAGTTCTTCCTCGGCATCGCTTCCGAGGGTGTACGCCTGCATGATCTCCTCGTGGGATTTCCAACTGATGAATCCCTTGAACAGGGCGTACCTGTTGTAGTCGTCATCTGAGTTGTCTCTGTCGAAGATGAGGTTCCAAGGGTCAATCTTTTCGAGGACGATTCTTCCATTGGATACTGTTCTGTGCGTTGCGCAATGCCTTCCAATGACGACATCCTTGAAACGCTTGGGCATGTAGTCCTTTACGCTGTTGGTGTTGTTGACATGAGTAAGGATGTCCATGCCGTACCGCTCGACCTTGTGGGCTGGTTTTCTCAGCGCCTCCTGAATAGCCCCGTCCATGTCCTTTGCCTCGGTTGCTCCTTCAGGCATGAACGTGGCGCCCATTTCGGAGAACCTCTTGAAGATGTCTGGCAGGAGTTTCTTGGCTTGAAGCATTGCGACCTTGGCCTGCCGCTTGGACTGCACGGAGGGATCAAGGGATTCGATTGTGATGGTTGTCCCTGCGAAGTGCTTCACAACGGGGCCTACCATGTGCTGCACCACCTGATAGATCTCTGAACCATGGGTAAATTTGGCTGGACGCTCCTCCCCCTCTGCGGTTTCTGTCAGGTAGGCATAGCTGTTAACATCCTGCTGGGACTGATAGTACTTGTAATTGAGGAGCATCTCCTCTACGGGAGACCTGTGAAGGATGTGGCCGGGATTCCTCGTGGAGTAGAGAGGGGTATTGTAGTCGAGGTTCCACTGCGTGACCATGAAGCGGAGGTACTTGGCAATCATGCCGTGCATCCCCTTGTGTTCTTTTTTCAGGGCCCGTTTCGTGCCTACGACATTAGGGCGGTGGGTCTCCATCTGATGCGATGGGCCTTCCGTGTCAAGTAGCTTGTAGTTGTCCATGCTGAGTTATCTCCGTAGGGGACAAAGCTACGGAAGGGAACGCAATGGAGGGAATGATGTCAGAACGGGCAGGAAATCTCTTTCGGGATTCGCTGAAGTCGTGTCCTTAGCGTAGTGGTCGACACGAATTTCCCCGAAATGCAATACCCGACAGAACGGCCACAAAGGGTCTTCTTTATTCGTTTTCCTGTTCGGGTATTTATGCAGATGCCATCAGAAGTAAACTTGTAATGCTCCGCGCCACTAATCTGCCACACTAAATCGTATGTTGTTGACACTGTGTGTTTCATTGCATAGTAAACTTTCGTGTATCGGAGAGTTATACGCAAGGGCTACCATAGCGTTAATTGAGACTTATGCGTTTCTAATCGTTTGCAAGCATTATCGTAATACTCCTTATCAACTTCATAGGCTGTTAAGTCGTAACCCATATCCCAGCAGGCAATGGCAATACTTCCACTTCCTAAATGGGTGTCAAGGATTTTATCGCCTTGCTTTGCATACTTATCTAAAAGCCATTTGTATAAATCAGTCGGCTTTTGCGTTGGATGTATTTTACCTTCCTTTAATGCTTTTGCTCTTGCGTAAGTAAATATCCTCATTGCTTTATCAAATGAAGTCCAAGCAAGTTCTCCGTCAGCAAGGCTAAAATCCCTTTGCCCTTTATCCCAAACAATCCAACCCATTTTAGGTGGTAAGTATTCCGTCATATAATTTGCACCCCAAACAATTTGATTTTTGCTTACCCTAAAAAGTTGCTCCCAATATTCAGCCGTTGGTATTGCCTTATCCCAATCTTTTTTAGCCCATTGTGTCCATCCATTATCTTTATTGCCTGCGTGGTTTTCTGCTCCTATTCCGTAAGGTGGGTCAACTATGGCTAAATCAAATTGTTTGTCTGCCATTGCCTTTAATGCTTGCAAACAGTCCTCGTTATAAATTGAAATGTTTGCCTTGATACCCGCCCCAGCGTATAACACGGGTTTGGCAAAAGCGGGGCTTCCGTTTTCCAAATCAACTTTTGTATGTAAATTATCTTCTGTCATTCTATTAAACTTTTGTGGTTAAATCCCCGCCTTCGCCAAGCCCGAAAACGTTGTAAAACATTAAAACGATTTTACAACACGGTATATAGTTAATGCCTAAGTTCGTGCTTAATTCAATCGTTTGTGCCTTTTTACCCATAATTAAATATTTTTTGCCCACGCTCTTTTGTTTCCTACGTCAGCAATTTGGTTTTAGCTTCGTTTATATAATTTTCATTTATATCAACACCAATATATTTTCTATTCATTTTTTTAGCAACTCTTGCTGTTGTTCCTATACCTACAAATGGGTCAAAAACAATATCGCCTTCATTACTACACATATTTAAACATCTTTCTACTAATTCATCAGGAAATGGACAAACGTGATTAGAATTTCTAACAGAAGGTATATCCCAAACACTTGTGCAATTTGGCTTATTCCAAACTTTAGGTTTACCAATCATATAAATCCTTTGGTCAGCCATTGTTGGTCTTTTTGCAGCACTTATACCATTTCCTCTATTCCAAATTATTTCAGACCATATAACAAATTCATTTAACCAATGTATAGGGTGGTAAAACTCGTTTTTTCTA